AGGAGAAAAATTATGTCAATAGGCGGAGGCGGATCATTTTCAAGTGATCAAACAACGTTACAAAAAGATACGGGTGCTATATCACTTTTAAGAGCAGGTAGAGCTAGAATTACTTCTATTCAAGGTAGAGGTGAAGCAGGTTCTGTTATACTTTTACACGATAGTGCTACAACAGGTGGTGCAGCTGCTGGTAACTTAGTGGCAACTTTTAAATACGATACTGAAGGTTTAGCAGTTTATGTTCCAGGTTCTGGAATTCTTTGTAAAGATGGAATTTGTGCAACCCTAACACAAACAAGTGGATCTGACGGGAGCGTTACGTTAACTATTACAGGAGCGTAGTATGTCTAACACTACCTCTGGTTCTTACGTTTTTGATAAGAACCTAGGCATAGACGAGATTATAGAAGATGCATACGAACGTATTGGTATGCAGGGTGTTTCTGGTTATCAATTAAAAACTGCGAAACGATCTTTAAATATTCTATTTTCTGAATGGGGAAATAGAGGTTTACATTTTTGGGAAGTTAAAAACCAAAGTGTAGCTTTAGTCAGTGGTCAAGCTGTTTATACTTTTTTTAGATCTCCTGCTGATGGTACTTCTGATGGTATCAGTACAACTTTATCTGCTGGAATAAATGCTACAGCTACAACTGTCCCAGTTGCTTCTGTTACAGGGATGCCTACAGTAGGTGGAACTCTTACAATTGGAACTGAACAAATTTCTTATACGGGAATCTCTTCTTTAAATATCACTGGATGCACTAGAGGAATTAATGGTAGCACGGCAGCTACACATAGTAGTGGTGATGCTGTTTTACAATTTCCAAATGGAATGACAGATATACAAGAAGCTAATTATAGAGTTGCATCAACTAATGTTGATACACCTATGACAAAAATTAGTAGATCACAGTATCAAGCATTTTCAAATAAAACAGATTTAGGTTTACCCACACAATATTGGATACAAAGATTTATAGATAAAACTACTATGACTTTGTATTTAACTCCAGGAAGTTCACAAGCTGGGAACTTTATAAATTTTTATTATACAAAAAGAATTGATGACGTAGGTGCTTATACAAATGCAACTGATGTACCTTATAGATTTGTACCATGTATGATTGCGGGACTAGCTTATTATTTATCAATTAAATACGCTCCTCAAAGAGTGCAATCATTAAAAATGTTATACGAAGATGAATTATTAAGAGCTGAAGATGAAGACGGTTCTTCTAACTCTACTTACATATCACCTAAAATATATTACCCAGGTATTGGTTAATGAGTAGTTTTGCACAAGGTAAATTTGCTTTAGCGATTTCTGATAGATCGGGTATGGCTTTTCCATACAATGAAATGGTTAGAGAATGGAACGGTGCTCTAGTACATATGTCTGAGTATGAACCAAAACAACCACAACTAGATCCTAAACCTACTAATGCAGATCCACAAGCTTTAACAAGAGCAAGACCTGCAAGAACAGAATTTCCAACAGAAGATTTTTTACCTGAAAATCCTTTTATAACCGCAGCCAGTACAGTTTTAAAAATCAATTTTCCTAATGGAGATCTACAGGTAGATGATTTTGTTAGATTAAGAAATGTTAAAGAGCCTGTAGGAGGTGTAGCTATTTCAACTCTACAAATGTCCACTACTTTAAATGGAGCAATAACAGATTCTGCTACAACTATTGATCTTACTGATGGGTCGGAGTTTCCAACAACAGGTTTTATAGTTATTGAAAAAGTATTGACAGCAAGTGATACAACAGACCCTCTTCTTGTAGGTACTTTTCAAAATGAAGTTATTGAATATACGGGTCGATCTAGCAATCAATTAACTGGTTGCACTAGGGGGACAAGTGCACCTTATAGAGGAACCTCACCAGAAAAAACAATTGCAGGTTCCCATGTTAATGGAGCCAAAGTTTTTGGAAGTTATAAAGTTGTTTCTTTAAATGAAACATCAGTTCCAAGTACAGGTCAACCATCTACGACTACACAATTTGATGGTGTTAATGTTGCATTAACTAACTCTGCATCTAGCACAGAAACAGGGGGTGGTTTTCAATGTACAATTGGACCCATTAATGATAGAGGTTAATTATGGCTGGAGTTTCTAAATACACATACACAACATTAAAACAAGCTATTTTAGATTACACTGAAGTAGAGGACACTGTTTTTACAACCACTATTTTAGATGGTTTTATTATGTCTGCAGAGTTTAGAATTAATCAAGATCTTCCTACGGACTCTGACAGGTTTGTTCAAGAAGGTAGTTTAGCTGCAAACGATAATACAATCAACGCTCCTGCTGGAACTTTGTTTGTTAGAGGAATTGAAGTATTTAACTCTACAGCTAACACAGAAGGTAATGGAAGTTGGTTAGAGAAAAAAGATCAAAGTTATTTATCGGAATTAACAGATAGAAAATTTGGACCTTCTGGTCAAATACAAGCACCTACAGATACAACTAATTCTGTAACAGGTTTTCCTAAATATTATGCTATGTTTGGTGGCGCTACTAATACTACAGATACTACTTCTGGAGGTATGTATCTTGCTCCAACACCTGATGCTAACTATAAATTCAGAATATATTATAACAAAATGCCTACTGGTTTAGGGTCTGGAACTACTGGCAGTGCAGAAACATATTTAAGTACATATTTTCCACAAGGACTACTATATGCTTGTTTAGTAGAAGCTTTTGCTTTTTTAAAAGGTCCAATGGAGATGTTGACACTATATGAAAATAAGTATAAAAGTTCTATACAACAGTTTGCAGGGATGCAACTTGGAAGACGAAGAAGAGACGATTACACTGACGGAACCGTTAGAATACCTGTCAAATCACCGTCTCCATAAATTGAGGAGAAAAAATTATGGCAATAACATCGGCAATATGTAATAGTTTCAAAACAGAAGTTTTACAAGCGCTACATAACTTTACAGCATCATCTGGAAACAGTTTTAAATTAGCTCTATACACAAGTTCAGCTACATTAAATAAATCAACAACTGCTTACAGTTCAACAAACGAAATATCTAACACATCAGGATCTGCTTACACAGCAGGAGGAAAAGCACTTACAAGTGTAACTCCAGCTTTATCTACAGACACAGCTTGTTGTGATTTTGCAGATATTAGTTTTACTTCTGCTTCATTTACAGCTAATGGTTGTTTAATTTATAATGATACAAACTCCGATAGAGCAGTTTGTGCGGTTGCATTTGGATCAGACAAAACAGTTTCTAATGGAACTTTTACAATTCAATTTCCAGCAGCAGACGCAAGTAACGCTATAGTTCGAATAGCATAGGGGTAAATCCTTATGTCCAATACTTGGAACCAAGCCGGCACTACCTGGGGTTCAAATCAATGGGGCGAACAAGGTCCTACTATAGTTACATTAACAGGTCAAAGTGCTACCTCAAGTGTAGGTTCTATAACTACAAGATCAGACCTTTCATTAACTTTAACCGGACAGTCAGCAACATCTAGTGTAGGTTCAGTTGTAGTTGAAAGAGCTTTTGTTTTAACAGCACCATCAGCCGCAACTTCATCAGTTGGTGAAATATCTCCTGCAGATGTAATGGGTTTAACAGGAGTATCAGCAACTTCTAGTGTTGGATCTATATCTCCTGCGGATGTAATGGGATTAACAGCACCGTCAGCTTTAACAACAGGCGTTGGTGATCTTACAATTAATAGTTCTCAAATACAAATACCACAAGGTTCTCAAGCAGACGTTTCTGTACTTACAATTAATAGTTCTCAAATACAAATACCACAAGGTTCTCAAGCAGACGTTTCTGTAGGTTCAATATCTCCTGCAGATGTAATGGGATTAACAGGGGTCTCGTCAACAGCAAGTGTCGGTGAATTAAATCCTGCTGATGTAATGGGTGTAGTAGGAGTTTCCGCAACTTCTAGTGTTGGTTCAATTGTTCCTGAAATAGGAGTTCCATTAACAGCACCTAGTGCCTTAACCTCTTCAACAGGTTCAATAAATCCTGCAGATGTAATGGGTTTAACAGGAGTTCAAGCTGATATTTCTGTTGGAAACGTGTCACCTTTATCATATCAAGATGTTGATATTGGAGGCAATACAAGTTATAGTGCAATCAATAAAACAGATAGCGCAAGTTATTCTGATGTTGACGTAACAGGAAATACGTCTTATACAGATGTAACTCACGCAGCTTAGGAGAAAAATTTATGGCATCAACTTACACACCTCTTGGCGTAGAACTAATGGCTACCGGCGAAAATGCTGGAACTTGGGGTACAAAGACTAATACAAACTTACAAATATTTGAACAAATTTCTGGTGGTTACTTAGAAGTAGCTATTGGAGGTGGTGCAGGAACTACGGCTCTTACAGAAAGTGATGGTGCTACAGGTTCTGCTGTTGCTACAAGAATTTTAAAACTTACAGGAACAATTACTGGTAACAGAATTGTAACTATGCCGGTTGGCGTAGAAAATTTTTATATTATAAATAACGCAACTTCTGGTGCTTACACAGTACAGTTAAAAGCTGCTACTGGTTCAGGTGCAACAGTTACTTGGGCAACTGATGATAAAGGTTGGAAATTTGTTTACTTCGACGGTGTTGCAACAAACACAGGCGTTTTTGATATTAATTCAGATTTAGGTGATGCAACATTTAATGACTTAACAGCGTTAGGTACAATTAAATTAGATGGTAATTATCCAACAGGAACAGGTAACGTAGCTTTAGGAGATACTGCTTTAGATAGTGTTGAAGCTGGTGGATCAGGTAATACTGCTATTGGAGATCATGCTGGTACAGCAATTACAACAGGTGATATTAATATTGCAATAGGTTCTTGTGCTTTGGAGACAAGTACTACAACTTCTGCAAATGTAGCAATAGGTTCAGAGGCACTTCGTAATACTACTTCTGGTACTTCAAATACAGCTGTAGGAATAGCCGCATTGTGTGCAAACACAACAGGTAGTAACAATCTTGGTTTAGGAAGATCAGCTTTAGTTAAAAACACAGAGGGAGATTGTAATACAGCAGTTGGTGGTCAAAATGCTTTAGCTTGTAACACAACAGGTAGTGAAAATACAGCGTTAGGTATGAATGCTTTATGTGCTAATATAACAGGTGAAAAAAATACAGCAGTTGGTTCTTCTGCTTCACAAAAAAATACAACTGCAAGTGATAATTCATCAGTAGGTTATTTATCAATGTATAACACCACAACAGGTGGTGCTAATGTAGCAATAGGAACTTGTGCTTTAAAAGAAAATACTACAGGAACTCACAATGTAGCTGTTGGTAAAGATGCTTTAGAAGCTAATACGACAGCATCGGGAAATACAGCAGTAGGAAAAGATAGTTTAACAGCTAATACAACAGGTTCTAACAACACAGCTGTTGGAAAAATAGCACTTTGTTCTAATACCACAGGAACATGTAACGTTGCTATTGGTGTAGATTCTTTAGATAGTAACACAACAGGTGGTTCTAATATTGGTATTGGTACAGATTCTTTACAAAGTAATACTACAGGTAATTCTAATGTAGCTATTGGTGATGATGCTATGAAAACCAATTCTACAGCATCTAACAATACAGCAATAGGTACAGCATCATTATGTACTAACACAACAGGTGACTTTAATGTTTCTATGGGTGCTTATTCACTTGATGCTAATACTACAGGTGTTGATAATACTGCCATAGGAAGTTACACATTATCTGCTAATTCTACAGGAGTAAGAAATGTAGCCGTAGGTTATGCTTCTGGATTTAATAATACTACAGCTAACGACAACACATCAGTTGGTGCTTGTTCTTTATATTCTAACACAACAGGAACTTCAAATGTAGCAGTAGGTAACAATGCTTTAAAAACTCAAACTACAGCAGATGGTAATACAGCTATTGGTTCAGATACACTTTGTACAATTACATCAGGTGCTGGTGGTAATACAGCTGTTGGACAAAAATCATTAGAAGATGACACAACAGGATTTTATAATACAGCAGTAGGTTCATTATCACTATGTCAAAACACTACAGGTTCTTGTAATGTTGCAATCGGTAGAGAAGCATTAAGAAATAATACAACAGCTTCAGAAAACATAGCTGTTGGTTCTAAATCTCTTTGTGCTAACACCACAGGTACAGCTAATACTGCATTAGGTGTAGAAGCTCTACACGCAAACACAACAGCAAACAGTAATACAGCAGTTGGACTTAAATCACTTTACGCTAATACAACAGGAACAGATAATACAGCTATCGGACAACAGAGTTTATTTTCTAACACAACAGGTGATAGAAATGTAGCATCAGGTTATACTGCTCTATATACAAATACAACAGGTAATTGCAATATAGCAGTTGGAAGACAAGCATTATATTATAACACAACAGCTTCTAATAATACAGCAGTAGGTAATAATGCTTTATTTACTAACACAACAGGTTGTCAAAATACTGCTTTGGGTGAGAGTGCATTAGCTGTTAACACAACAGGTTGTTCAAACGTAGCAATTGGTCATCTATCTTTAGATGCTAACACAACAGGTTGTTTTAATACAGCAGTTGGAAAAGAATCTTTAACAAGTAATACAACAGGTGTTCATAATATTGCAATTGGTAGAGCAACTTTAGACCAAAATACAACAGGTCATTATAATTTAGCAGTTGGTTATCAAGCTATGGCTGTTAATACAGCTTCTTGTTATCATACTGCACTTGGTTATTTTGCTTTATTTCTTACCAATGGTGGTGAAAGTAATACTGCTGTAGGAAGAAACTCAGGGTACAATATTTCAACAGGCTCTAATAACTTAACATTAGGATTTAATGCAGGTAGGTCTAGTTCCCCATCAGGTGCAATTACAACAAGTTCTAATAATGTTGTTCTTGGAAATGATAGTATCACAGATTTATATTGTGCTGATACATCAATTTCATCATCAGATTTAAGAGATAAGACTGATATAGAAGATTTTACACATGGTTTAGATTTTGTAACAAAATTAAATCCTAAAACTTATAGATGGGATAAACGAAGTTGGTATATAACTGATGACAACCAAAGTATATTAGATGTAACACCAGATGGTTCTAAAAAGAAAAATAAAAAACATATTGGTTTCTTAGCACAAGACGTATTGGCTTTAGAAAAAGAAATAGGTTTTGCTAATGATAGAGATGATATGTTAGTTGTTAATCAAACTGAAGATGAAACTAGATATGGTCTAAAATATGAAAGATTAGTACCTGTATTAGTCAATGCAATTAAAGAATTAAAAGCAGAAATAGACGAATTAAAGAAAAAATAAACAATAACTAATGAAAGGAACAAAATGTTAAATACATATGTCGTAGAAGGCGGAGTAGGTAAATGTACTGCATTTACAGCTTTAATACCAGAACTTAAAAAAAAATCAGAGGTGCAAATATATACACCTTACATTGGTTGCTTTGGTGGTAATCCAAATGTTAAGATGGCATTTGAAGGAACTATACCTTTAACACATCCAGACATAATGGCATCAGATAATCTATATTATTGTGAGCCATATAAATCTAATTTTCAATTTGGTAAACAACATTTAATAGAAAGTTACTGTGAGCATCATGGTGTTAAATATGATAAATCAATGAAACCCAAAATATACACAGAGCAATACAAAGAAAAAGTTGATGAATGGTTAAAGGTAAATAAGATAGGTAAATATATTTTAATTCAACTTTCTGGTGGACAACCTCAAATGGGTTTTAATGTTAATAACCAATATGTTAATATTAATCCTAATAGAAACTATCCACCTTTTCTTGCACAACAAGTTGTTGATATGCTAAGAAAAGAATATCCAAACACAACTATTATTAACTGCGTATTACCTAATGAACCACATTTTAATGGTACTATAAGATGTGATCTACATTGGACACATATACATGAAATGTTAAAAGGTGCAGAGGGGTTTATTAGTATTGATAGTTGCTTAAATCACTTTTCAGCATCAGCAGAAAAACATGGAGTAGTCATTTGGGGTTCTACAAGGTGGACACAATTTGGCTATTCACACAATAAAAACCTACAATTTCACATGAATGATAAATGGGATGAAATAAAGTATGTTGAAAGTGATCCTAGAAATGTTATGGTAGAACCTAAATTAATTATTGATAGTTTTAAAAAACTTGATAAAGACAAACCAGTTGCGTGTGCAACTAAATAGGAGATAAATATGAGTGAAGAAGTAAAGACAGCAGAAGATATAGCACAAGATTATACAGCTATGGGTCATTCTGTAGATTTAATTAATGGTATCATTGATGAAACTCAAATGGCAGATGAATCAGCAGAAGATAGACAAAATGCAGTTGACAGAAATGTTGAACACTTAGAAATTATGGTTGCTAAAGATTACTGGACAGATGAAAGTATGACTTCAGTTAATGCAGCTATTACTGCTGGTAAAGCATATACTGCTAGTTAATTTATTATAATGAAATTTGTTTTAGCCTACACTATTTGTTCGGCTATTACAGGTTTTTGTAATACACCAGTAGTACATCCTCAACACTTTAATACTTGGACCGATTGCACAAAACATGGTGCAGTAGTAACTATAAAAGTTACCAATGATTTTTTAGAAAAATTTAACGATAAAGAACTATACGTTTCTTATTTCTGTAACAAGGTTGAAAAAAAAGAAAATGCCTAAGAACTCAGCTTTAGAAAGAATAGAATCACACGAAAAACTTTGTCGTATTATGCAGAAACAAACACATCAAAAAATTAGCAGTATAGAAACAGAAATTAAAGACATTAAAAAACATATGTACTACGCTATGTCAGCTCTTATAGGTGGTATGTTTACAATCATAGTTATTTTATTTCAAAAACTTTAACTCTAAAGGTCTTTATGGCTAGAAGAAAGAAAGCAGTTACTGGTCTAACCTCAGAAATTAAAGCTCAACTTAGACTTGCTGAAGATCCTAATTTACTTGTATTTTTACCACTTGGCGGACTTGGTCCAGTAGATATTGTTACTTTAAATATGACAACAGGAGAGTATAATGCTTATGATGTTAAGTCTAAAAATTATAGAAAGAATGAACCAAAGAGTATACCTAAAGATGGATATAGAAGAAATATTAAAGGATCTTTTATATCTAGGAATACAACTAAAGAGCAAAAGAAACTTAACGTAAGGATTATATACGAATGAAATTATCAGAAAACTTTACACTACAAGAACTAACTAAATCAGACACAGCAATAAGACTTGGTATACCCAATGAACCTAACTCAGATCAGATTGCTAAACTACAAAACCTTTGCGAGACTTTGCTGCAACCAGTTAGAGATGAATTTGGTGCAGTCATTGTAACTTCTGGATTTCGTAGTGCGGAGCTATGCGTTAAGATAGGTAGCTCAATTAATAGTCAACATTGCAAAGCTGAAGCAGTAGATTTTGAATGTCCAGGTACTGATAATGCTGATCTTGCATACTGGATAAAAGATAATATAGAAGGTTGGGATCAAATGATTCTTGAGTTTTATACTATTGGTGAACCTTCAAGCGGATGGGTTCATTGTAGTGTGGCAGATAAACCTAGAAAACAATTCTTGAGAGCTTTCAAAGAAGATGGTAAGACGAAATACAAACCTATAATTGGAGATATAAGATGTGGTTAAGTGCAATTAAACTAGCATTAAATGCTGGTAGTCATATTTATAAAAAGAAACAAGAAACTAAAATGATGATGGCTAACGCACAAGCTAAACACGCAGAGAAGATGGCTAGTGGTGAGCTTGAGTATAGTGGTAAACTTCTTGAAGCTAGACAGTCAGACTGGAAAGACGAGTTCGTATTAATCGTGCTAACGCTGCCAATTTTAGTAATTGCGTATGGGGTTTTTAGTGATGATCCTGGTGCAGCTTCTAAGATAAAAGAGTTCTTCGAACAATTCCAACAGCTTCCGTCATGGTTCACAAATTTGTGGATTCTTGTAGTGGCTTCAATTTATGGAATAAAAGGAACACAAATATTCAAAGGTAAAAAATGATCAGTAAAAGTTTTGCACAACAATATAGTAAAAAAGTAACTATGTTATCACAGCAAACTGGTAAGAAAAAAAAGAAAAAAAAATATAAAAAGAAGAAGTAATGGCTAAGCAAAAGTTTACACACTTTATTCCTCGTGATAAACCTAAGAAGCGTGGACCAGGTCAACATAAAAAATCCATGAGTAAAGGCGAGAAACGTCAAAAACGTACTAGAAGATACAAGGGTCAAGGTAGATAATGATGGAGTATGCCTATATGAATTATTATTTTACAGCTACATTAATTATTCTATTTGTACTTCTTGCTTTGTTTGGAGGACCACCTAGATGAAGATAAGTGAAAATACATCTGTAAGTATGCCAATGAAAAACATGATTGGTATTATTGTAGCTGTTGCTATGGGTGTGTTTGCATATACAGAAGTTACTGCGAGGTTGACTAGTCTTGAGACATCAAGAGAATTATTCCAAGCTGATCTACTTAAAAAATCTGAGCAACTACCAACAGATCAAGAACAATTTATGTTGCTTGAAGATTTATATAAAACAGTAGAAAAAATTGAAACTAGAATAGAAGATATGATGCACAACAAAGTAAATATACAATTCTTACAAGATCAAACTGAAAAACTTTTAGATGATGTAGAAGTTTTAAAAGACAAAGTAAGACAAAATGGTAATGGTCATGGTTGAGGTAGTAGTTGCATTATTGATGATAGTAAATGGAGAAATCAAAGAACATAGAATACAAGAATCTATGAGCAGTTGTTTGAAAGGTAAAAGAATTGCTATGCGTAGCAATACTGGAAACAATGTAGAGTATCAATGTATTAAAAGTAAAGCAGAAACAGAAATTTATTTAGGTGCAAAATCAATTAAAAAACTTATATTAAAATAATGACTATCAGAAAAACTACTAAAGGTAAGAACGCAAACTACAGACCCACAAAGTCTGGAGCTGGTATGACAGCTAAAGGTGTTCGAGCATATAGAAGAGCTAATCCTGGTAGTAAGTTAAAGACAGCAGTAACTGGTAAAGTAAAGGCAGGATCTAAAGCTGCTAAACGTAGAAAAAGTTATTGTGCTAGATCACTAGGTCAGTTAAAAAGATCGTCTGCTAAAACTAGGAATGATCCTAATTCTAGAATAAGACAGGCAAGGAGAAGATGGAAATGTTAGATAGATTTATATTAAAAATTTGTGGTTGGATAGACGATCAATTTCAAAAGGTAGAAGATGTTTTAACTTTTAAATTTTGTAGCTGCAAAAAGAAAAAGAAAAGTGAAAAAAAATAGAACTTGGAAGAAACCAACTGAACAATCATTAATCTGTGGCTACTGCGTATGGTGCAAGAAGATGCTTATGAGTGATGCAGGAGGATGGATTGTAACACATAAAAAACAATACTTTTGCCA